ATGGCTACTTGCTGGGCTTCAGTACCGGAGAAATACGCACCACCGATGATAACAACTGCTGCCCATGACAATAAGGGGCGGGTAAGCTGCTTGATGCCATCCACAATCAAATAAAAGTCAGTAACCCAAGGCGAGGCATTGGCTGGGATGGCTATCGGGCTGTCGGTCTTTTGCGACTCAGTAAATGCGTTCCATGCACCCGTGCGTTCAGCCGCGTCCATCTGAGCCTTGAGCATCGTCACCTTGTTCTTGGTATCAAAATAGTCCGTGACACAGTGCAAAGCACTACCTAGCACCCCACCACTGGCTGCGTTAAATAACATCTCGGCTATGTTCATACGGCTTTGGGGTTGGTGAGACGACTGAACAAGAAATACGGCAACCAAATCCACTTTGGTATCTTGGTGATCTTTACATTGGTATTCTGCACCACGGGCATCTCAGCATCCCAGAGCTTCACCCTAATTGGCTTACCATCCGGTGAGCAGCAGTTGAGCAAAGAGACATTGCATGTAGGAGCGCGGCCTTTAGTCCAGTAGTTGTCATATTGCCCCAGCTCCACAGTACCGCTTACAACGCAGTTATAGAGCTTTAGACCGTCAATGCTACCCTTGACCGTCACCGAGCCTTGAATGGCGCAGGATTGGAAGGAATAGCCACTACCGCGCACACAATCAATCGAGTCCTCACGGCTAGCAGGAATGACCAGCCCAGTAGCCGTTAGGTTGCTCACGTTTGAGCATTTGAACAAGTCGTCCCATTGCGTAGGATCGCTTGGAGCTTGCCAGTCCTCAGACGTAACGACCTTGCCGTTGTCCTGTGGGCCAACGTAAGAACGCCAATTAACGTCTGTGGTTCCGGCCATGTTAGTCAGCTTTCGGAGCTTCCTTAGGCTTCAGAGCTTCCACGAGCACTTCCACACTCTTGCGGATGATTTCGTGTTGCTCGGCTGTAAGCATAGCGGAGCGGGCGGCGGCGTATAAGTTATTAAGCGCGGTTTCGGTATTCATGTTATTGGATTAGAAATTTTCGAGAGCAGCCAGACGTTGACGAACACTCTGCAATTCCGCAACTAGATTTGCGATGACTTCAGCGGAGCTGGCTTGCATGGACTGGTACTTGGGTTTGCCGTCTTCATCCACGGCATCCTTTTCTCCATTAACAGACGACGGAGAAACTTCGGCAAATTCGTGAGCAATAAAACCAACGCCCTTGTTGCCCGTGTCCCAATCAAACATGCGAGGTTTTAGACTGTCGATGAACGTGCCGCTGCCAGTGAGGTCTTGTACGTTGGATTTGCGACGATAATCGGAAAGACTATTAAATGTACAAACAGAAGCAGCGGTATTGATTGAACCAACAGCACCATTTGGATTATTAAAAATCATAGCCGAATGGGTTGATGTGCTGTTGCTGGTCATTGTTTGACCAGTTTGCGGATATGAGTATGAAACTGATATCTTACCGTCAGCACTCGTCGTCCCCACCAGCAGATTACCGCTGCTGTCGATGCGGGCGCGTTCAACACCAGCCCCAGTGTACATCGCAATACCATTATAACCAGAAAGCGATATGGAGTTAGTAACAAAACCACCAAATGTCATTCCATAATATGCAGTTGGATTTCCGCCTGATGGAGTAAATGTGTTAGTTGTTCCAACAGCTACGCATGAACCATCTGCAGACCCAAAGTTAATGCTGCCATTAACGTCAAGTCTTGCAATAGGGCTTGACGTCCCAATGCCGACGTTTCCGGAGGCGTTGATACGCATCATCAATGAACTGCTTGCTTCATTGTATATGAAAAAGTCATTAGCGTCATCGGAGCTGTATGAACGTCCAACAATCAAGCCGGCAGCACCTGTTGACGTCGCCAATCTCATCGCATTTTGACCTGATCCTTGTAACTTTAGTTGTCCACTAGCAGTGCTGCTTGAAGCAGTAATAAGACCTGTAACAGTAAGTCCGGTGGAGGAGATGTTGAGCCGTTCAACAAATGATCCTTCAGTTCCTCCATAAAGTTTTAAATTACCAGTAGCACGATTATATTGCCATGCAGCAACTGATTCTGTTGGGCTACCAAGTTGAAATGTTGATAACACACCCGAAGCATAAAGTTTTGCTACGTCGTTACCGCCACCAGTGGCTTGTATGTATGTGCTACCGGTAATCGTCGTAAACGCGCCTGTGCTGGCCGTAGTCGCGCCGATGGCGGTGGAGTTTAGTCCAGTAGAGGTGAACTTACCAACAACTGAATTAGCGATCCCGAAGAATAGATTGGCAGTGCCCGATGCGCCTAAAACTAAGTCTCCAGCAACGGTTCCAGTTGCATAATTACTAGCAGCAGCGGCTAAACCTAAAAACCATTCCTGCGCTGTTCTGCCGATTGAAATATCGGTGTAATAAGAAGCGTTACCACTTAATAAGTTTAGGACAGTTCCGCTAGAACCTTTTGTAGCATCTAAAGTTGTAGCCGCCACCGTGTTCCTTGTAGTCGCGCCCACCGTGCCGTTGATATTGATGGACGCCGTGCCTGTCAGGTTGGTCACTGTACCGCTGGTTGGCGTGCCTAATGCACCACCGGAGTAGAGCAGGGTAGCGTTGCTGTCTGGCAGCGTGAAGGTCTTTTCCGCCGTGGTAGGGCCAGAGAACTTAGTGAAGCCGTTGCCTGTGCCGCCGTAGGTGGAGGCGATGATGTTGGTAACGTCTGCGCTACCATTAAACGAGCCACCGTGGATGCTGCGGGAGGTGGTAAGCGTGGCCGCACTGCCAGTGGTGTTCTGGTTGAGCGTGGGAACATCAGCCGCTTGAATGGTGTTCATCACCACGTTAGTGCCGTTACCACGCAGATAGGAACCAGAAGTCACTGCACCAGCCAACGCATTGATGGCAAGCTGCGCTGTCGCTTGGCCTGTACCACCACGATTGATGGCTACGGCAGTGCCGTTCCATGTAGCGGAAGTAATAGAGCCAGCATAATCAAACGTATTGGTGCTCCACGTTACGTTGCTAGGAGCTTGAGCGTGAGAATCCCAAGTGCCAGCCGCCGTAGAATTGGACAACAAGATGACTTCAACATATCCACCAGACTGAATGGTTGTAATTGTAGTCGAAGAATTGTTTTGAACAACAATCGTACCGCTGCTTTGATTATTGTTAAACTGAAACATTGAACCACTGCGAAGCGTGGTTGCATCTGGAAGTTTATAAGTCTGACCACCACTACCTGTGACAACGTAATTACGAATTGAACTAGACGTAAGCGTAGTGGTTGTACCAGCAGCCGCTACATTGGTAAATCCGTCTGATAACGTGGTAGCATAAACGTCCGTAAACGTACCCGCCGCAGGGGTTGTTGCACCGATGGCGCTTTGGATACCCGTGCTGGTAATGCTTGTTGTAGCCGTACCGCTGATCTTAAACGTGTGCTGGCTGGCGTCAAAGATAGATGGGCGGAATGTAGTCTGAGCGTTGTCAAAAAATACTAACGCTGTACCTGTACCGGATGCTTGACCGGAGATGCCTACGCGATCACCGCTAGTAAGTTGACCAGCAATGATTTGATAACCGCCTGTGTTGTTAAGGGCCGTTACCGATGAAGGCGTAATGTCGCCAAGGGTAAGGCTGATGGCTGGCGTAGTGGTAGAGTTTGCCACCGTACCGCTGACACCGTTAGCCGTCGTTACAGAAACGCTTGTAACCGTACCCAAAGGATTAACTGCCCAAGAGGTGTTAGAGCCGTCTGTCGTAAGATATTTACCGTTGTTACCAGTCTGACTAGGGGCTAGGGCGTTGAACGCTGCATTGGCCGTAGTCTGTCCAGTTCCACCGTTAGCCAATGGAAGCGTGTTAGATACGTCTGCCGTAAGCGAAACGGATGCGGAAGTAGTAAGTGTGCCAACGCCGCCTGTCGCTTTAACAAAACCGTTAGTAGAAAGAGCCGAAAAGCTAGGAACACCACTGCCGGTAAGAGCAAAACGATTTACGCTGCTAGTTACGTCATCTAACAAGAAAGTAGAGCCGGACGTAGCAAACCCATACGTTTTTGTGGCACTAGCTAACGTGTATTGATAATTTCCGTCTGTCCGTGTGGCTGCAACGCCCGTAGCTGTAATTGTTGTAAATTTTGCAGTAGTTGGCGTTGTGTTTCCAATGACAGTTCCATCAATAGCACCACCTGTAATGCTTACGTTGGTAGATGCTTGCGTAGCCATCGTATCCAAACCAAGGTTGGTGCGTGCCCCAGAAGGCGTAGTGGAGTTTGTGCCGCCACTACCGATAGCCAACGTGCCACCCAACGTTAAAGTACCAGATGTAGTGATGGGCGAACCGCTAAAGGTAAGGCCAGTCGAACCACCGGATGCCGCAACACTTGTAACCGTACCTGGCGAGTTAGTCTGAGCAATCGTGATGCTGCCAGAAGCATTGGTGATACTAATACCAGAACCAGCCGTAAGATTGGCTAACGTGTATCCCGTGCCGTTGCCAATAAGCAGCTTACCGTTGCCAGGGAGGGTAGATATGCCGCTACCGCCAGAAGCTACACCCAAGGGCGTTGTAACCGTAAGCGTTGTAAACGAACCAGCCGCAGGAATAGACTGCCCAATCGGGGTGTTATCAATCGAACCGCCCGTGATGATGGTGTTGGCGGGGGACTGGGCAGGAACGTACTGAAGTACCTGTGCGCTTAGGCCGTTAGCAACGTACTGGGAATGACCGTATCCGGTGGTAATAGCGTTAGGGCCAAAGGGCATGGTAGTAAATTAGTAGTATGCTTGACTTGTAACGTGAGTAGCAACGCGAGTGGGCATTGTAACACCCATCTGAAGTTCTTGACGTTCCAGTTCTTTAGTAAGGATGGTATCAGCAACTTGCGTCATAATCTGAGCCTTGCCGTTTTGCCCTTCAACAATCAACCAATCGACGTAAGAGGCATAAACGCAGTAATCCATGAATGCGTATGGGATTTCGAGCAAGAACCAGTTGTTAGGCGCAGACTCTGGGCTTTGACCAGCCGTAGTAGCTGCAACGCATTGCCAGTAATCCTTATACCCATTAGAATAGGTAAAAACAACTTGATCGCCTACCGCATAAGTAGCCGTACCGCTGTAATCATTTCCCGTAAAGTCAGGAACTTGCTTACGGTAATACAAGTAATAGACGGGGATGGGTAACGTAGCGGTGTTGGTCGTAAATACAAAGTTGTTGTTTACGATAAAATTGGTCGCTTGGTCATTAACCTTAATACCCTGATCTGTTAGGCGATAACCCACACGACGAGGAGGCTGCGGATTAAACGGGCTGTCTTTCCAAAGCGTGATAGGAATGTCGATCTGGGCATTTCCTATTTGAGAATACGGAATGATAATGCCGCCAGTGACGGAATACACATCCACAGCCGCCGCTTGCCAACAGAAGAACGTAAGACCAGCAGAAAGGGCATTAGAACCGCCAACGCGCACAGAATGGGACGTTAAGTCGATTGGGGTATAGGGCAGCAGGCAAAACTGCCAAACGTTCGTTAAACTGTAAGTAATGGAGGCTATGACGGTGCCGTCAGAGTCACGAACTGCTTGAACTGGCACATCTGCGTTAGTCGAAGCCCTTAACCACACGCCAAAGTAGTTTTGATACAGTGAAACAGGGGTAAAAGACTGCGTAAGGTAGGCGTTAGTGCCGGTAGTGGTCAAACGAGCCGCATCTACGTTGCCAGAAATGGCATTGGGCATCGCATTAGGAGCGACCGTGATGTTGTGCTTACCCCAAACTTGATTCTGAAATGTGTTTGGAAAGTTAAGTAAGTTGTTGGCGCTAACGTACTCACCGTATGGGCAAAGATCAATCCAGTTGGTCTGTTGCCAAGCGTATTTAAGGTTCTTGTTAAAGAAAGTGTTGAGAATAGCCCGTTCAGCAGTCTGCAAATTGTTCTCTTCGACGCCAATAAGAGACGCAATATTGGTAAGAAATTTACTGTATGGGCTTGTTCTCACGGTACGATAATAGAGTTGCGGGTATCTGTGCGCTTAACAGCGGAAAACTGAGGGTTGTCCTTTAAGAAAGATTCAACAAATTCTTTATCCTGCCAGCAACCTGGAAACTCTTGCTGCCAACGGATGTACAACGCTAACGGAATCTTGGCGATCATTTGTCCTACTCCGTCGATACGGAGCGACCCTTGATCTTGCAATTCCTTACCTATCTTGTTACCACGCTCAATAATATCATTCTTTTCATGCGGTAACATAGCATCAGCAATGTTCCACAGCTTACGAACTTCATCTGGAGTGTTATTGAGTGGTGCGACCATAAACAAAAAAGAAGAGGAGGAGGCAGACAGCGCAAGCTGATTCCACCCCCTCCCGCTTCAATTAAAAAACCTTAGCTCAGGCGGCTAAGATCGAGCAAGTCCACATAGATGTCCAACGCGCCCGCAGAGAGGGCCGAAGGAGAACCGCTGGTGGCATTGGTGAAGGTAGCCTTCATCGTTGTCGCAGAGGTGCTAGTGGACGACGCAGGGGTGTTCACGTTGCCCATGCCAGTCGAGGGCTGGATAAGACCAGCCGACAGAATGGATGTAGCAGCGAGGAACGCATCCAGCGTACCCGTAACGCCAACTTTGAGGGTCATCGCGCCGGTACCAGCAAAAGCTGTGGTAACGTTAGCGAAGGCCGCACGCGCCGCCCAAAGAGCGGAAGTTGTGCCGAGGGTAAGCGTAATGGTATCGGTAGAACCCGTGGCCGACGCGCTGTTAATGTCTGTATAAAGGACATTGTAACGAATCGTAGCGCCGCTAAGACGCTCAGGGTTGCTCTCGATGAAGACACGCTTGCTTGAGATTGTGAGTGGATAATCAGCCATGGTAGTATATTCCTATGTTAAGGGTTAGATTACGAAGAACCGGCGAATTTGCCGAGACCCTTCGGATTTTTGCACATAAGGGTGAGGGTAGCCTCAACCGCACCACGACGACCGCCGCCTTGGTCAGGGAACTCTTCGGACTGCATACCGACGTAATAGCCGATGCCGACAAGTTCTGGATCAATGACGTAACCGCGAGCGCGGCTGGCATTGGTAGGAGCAAACACGCCAGACTCGTTAGCAGCGGTGGTGAGACCGTTGAACAGGTCAGGAACAACCGTCACATGGTGGAAGTCGCCATCGTAGATTTCAACGTTGAGCGAGATTTCATGGTCGGTAGCGTTCTGGATAACTTGGTAGGTCTGGGTTGTGCCAGAAGAACCAGTAGCGCGTTGGAACTTGCTGATAGCGCGTTTGAGGTTCGGGCCAGCGAACAGGATGTAGTTACGTTTACCACCGTTCACTTCGTAGATGCTCTGGAACACACCGTTGAAGGTGTTTTCAGTCAGAGAACCCGTAGCCGTAGAGTCGATAGACGCAGAAGGCGTGAGGTAGCTAGAAGGAACTGGGTTCGTGGCTTGAGCAGTGGCTTGAATCCACTTGCCGAGACCGCGAAGGAGGTAAGGAACAGAACCGTTGTCCTGCTGCATTTCGTTGTCGGAGCCGATGGCGGACTCGATGTCACGCTTAACTTCACGGGCTGCTTTAACTTTAGCATTAGCGACTTCGTTGCTGACGCCAGCGACGTCGGCGGCTTCCGCAAGGCGGGAGACCATCCAAGTACGGGCGAAAGTCTGAACAAAGTTACCAACACGGCCACGGTTAGCGGCTTTGTTTTGGAAGGTGGCGTAGTCTTGACCTTCAAGTTTGCCTGGGAAGTAAGGCGCGCTCAAGGTGTCCATTTGCCACTCTTGGAACTGTTGGCGAGGACGAACTGTCTTCGCAAACATAGATGTTTTTGGGCAATCCTCGGGTTCGAGAATCGTTAGGAAATCGGTCAAGTCCTCGCGGACGCCGACGAGATTGTATGTTGTTGCTTGTGCCATGATGTTTTAGATTTTAACGTTTTTGGAGATTTTCTTTATGGAGCAAAATGCGAGCTGCATCTACGCTTCTCAATCCGCCTTTCTTTGCTGTCAGCTTTTCAATTTCGCTGCTATTCCGAGACCTAGAAATTTCAGAGTCAGATGCACGCGAAGGGCTGGAAGAGGCCGAAAACTCAGTTTGTGAACCTGGAGCTTTGGGCTTGGGTGTAGGTTTAGCGGCAGGGGCAGTCTTTTTACGGGCTTCCACGGCTTTATATCCTTCAACCAATAATCCAACAACAACATCTCGGTCAGCTCTTGAAGCAACCGTAGGGTCGGACAAGAACTTCTGAGCCAGAACGTATTCCGTAGAGTTACGATCTTTCAACCAAGGGAATTGGTCGTAGGCCGTTTGAGTGTTCTGTTGGCGGACTTGGAGATACTGAGCTTGCTGAGGAGCGTGGTCTTCTACAACGCGCTTAGCGTTACGCATAGCCGTCTTAATGGCTTGCTTAGAAAACTGCTGACCAGCGTAATCAATATTATCCATTCCGTTATCTTCCATCTGCGCGAGCAAGTCTTCCGAAGTGCGAAGGGCTTCTTTGGCTTTGATAAACTCTTGGTTCAACGACTGAATGTCGTTAATGTGAGCTAGAGGGTTATTTGGGTTGTTGATAGGTGGAGGAGTAATAGCGGCTTCAGTTTTTGGCTGGGCCTTAAACTCTTCAAGCTGCTGGGAGAGCGATTGGATTTGACCCTCAATCGTTTTCTTCTTGGCAACTTCTTTACCGATCCGTTTCTCAAATTTGCCTACAAGCCGTTCCTTTTGTTTATCAAGCAATGCCTTAGCAATTTCTTGAGCTTTGGGGTCGAGCGTTGAGAGCTGTGAAAGAACGTCATCTGGTTCCTGTTCTGTTTGCTCCGGTTCTGAAACAGCTTCGGTTCCATCTGATTCTTGAGAAGTAGCAGTATCAGCTACCATATCCGATGTAGCCTCTTCAGACTGCGGAGGGGTTTCCTCCGAGGTAACTTCGGACAAGTCTTTAGGCTCGGCGGCGGGAACTTCTGTTTCTTTCTGTTGAGAAAGACGCATAAGATGCTGCGCTGCTTTGTCTAATGACAAATTACCTGTTTTGACATCAACGCTTTCAACCGAAGTTGTGGTGGGTGAAGTAACCGTAGTATTATCGGAAGGCATGGTTTGTGAACTCCAAGAAACTAACCTAACAATTCATGGATAAAACGATCCAAGGCGTTGCGGGTGTATTTACCCGCGAAATTTATATGTCAAGTGTCTTCAGAGACTTCTAGGACAACACCAGCATCTTGTATGCGGTTTAATATGTCCTGATACACGCGAGCTTCGACTTGATATGCGAGACACACACGTTCGTTAGAGATAACCGTATCATCCCACAAACGAGATAGTGCCGTCTCGCGTAAGCTGTATAAAGCGGACTTAAAATCTTGAAAAGATTTATGCCCGTTAAGTTCTCTGATCGCTTGATTTACTCGTTGGTCATCTAGCAACACTGGTTCATGTTTCATAAATTACATATTCTGCTTCTGCATCACTTGCTGGAAGCTCGCAACTAAACGGCCAGTCTGTGCGTTTTGCTGTTGCACAATCGCTTGTTGGATTTGTTTAGCGCGGGTATCCACGCGAGCTTTGAACGTTTCGTCGCCTTGATAGCGTTGAGTAACGTCAGGCATCTGCATCCATTGCTGCATAACTTGCTGGGCAATGTCTGGAGGTGTCTTGGGGTTAAAGTCCTCCACAAAGCCAGAAAATAGGCGGCTAAGGGCGTTCTTTTCCTCGGATACAACCTGTTGCGTAGCGTTAGCGCGGGGTTGAATGACCGATTCAGCAATCGTTGGATCAATCGCAGCCATACCGATTTGCAGCATCTTTGTCCAATCAACCTGACCGTATTTGTCAGCTTGATTAGCAATGCCAAACAACTGGGTGAGTTTCTTCTCAACCTGTTCAGCATTCATGGACTGTATGTCAAAATTGATATAAAATTCGTAAGATTCCGTTGGGTCGCCTTTGCCAAAGCGGGTAGGCTGGGCAGAGTTTTGACCAATGACGCGATAGTAAACGTTGTCGTCGCCAAACTGCTGATAGAGTTTCCAAATCTGGCTAAAGGAACGAGATAGCGATGACAGGAACTTGTTTACAAGGTGTTGATTTTGAAGATCGCGGGCTACTGGGTCACCTTCAGCCGAAGCAATACCAAAGTATTCGCGCAAGTTTTCCGTAAGGATGCGTTCAGAGTTCTCGGTATTAACGTCGCCAGTAGGACGATCAAGGTAATGATACTCCCCTGGGCGGCGTTCTGGAATCTTAGCACCTGG